TCAGGGCTGATCGGCGTCGTCGCGAAGCTTCTGGATCAGCAGCGACGATAGAAGACGGTTGCGTCGAATGGTGTGGAGATAGGCCGCGAAGGCTTCAACCTCTTCTCTGACCATCAGCCTGTTCATACGATCCTCGCCGGTCTGGCCTTCACCCGCGAGAGCCTGAAACTCGACGTATGAGATCGGGCCAATTTCAGTGTCGTAGCTATAAAGCTCGATCACTGTGTCAATGAACTCGCGAGGATGAATCCTGTCGGCGATCATCGCCAGTTCGAGGAAGGCGTCAGCGTGTTTCTGGATCATAGGAGGATGACCCCGAGCGCGACGACCACGAACAGACCCACGACGCATTTAAGGAGCAGATCGCGTCGTTTCTGCTTGATGGCCACTTCATCCTTCTCACGCTCGCGTTTCGCCTTTGCGAGGATGATTGCGGCCTCACGATCTGCCAATATTTCTGTCATCTCCTGTTTCGAGATTGGTCTGCCGTTGTAGTGAAACATTAGGCGACCCTCCTGACAGTCCATGAACCGTTGTCGTTCGCGGAGTAGGTGAAAGTTCGACCGAGGCGGTTGCGGGCGTGGCGAACGGTGCTGTTCATGCTGGCGCGCTTCACCGGATTGGCCTCGAACGTGTCGCCGATCTCCAGACTGCGGAAAGGGTAGGAGCGAGGGTTGAAGCGAACACCAGCACGAACGCTGTCCTGCATGTTCTCTCGCCGCGTTGCGTAGCGAAGGTTCTCTGGACGGTTGTTGTGCTTGTCGTGGTCGCCGTGGGCGATGTCCAAGCCTTCAGGACGCGGGCCGTGGAAGGCGAGGGCGACGAGGCTATGAACCGTCTTGCTGATCAAGCGGCCTTCATAGTGGACCGTCACGATGTGATAGCCGAGAGGATGATCGCAGGCCGTTAGAACGTGGCCTCGCGGGCTGCGGATACGACCGTGGCTAGATGCTTCGTAAGTTGAATGAGGAATAGGCTTCCAAATCTCCATGTTGTTTCACCAAAAGAAAATGGCTCGCCGTGGTGAAGTCAGCGAGCCATTCTTTTGAACAAGCTAGGGAGAATCCTGTTCGAAGCCGTGGCCGTCGAGCAGTCTTCACCTCTGCGCGCGGTTGTTACTTCTATTTAGTCAACCGTGCGTGAGGTAATGTGCGGAGTTAATTTCGATTGGGGCTATCGATGAAGAACGGCTTAGTAATAGCAGCTTGGATGGGGGCGGTAGTAATTTCTATGGGCGCAGCCAGCTTTGCGCTTTTGGCCCCGCCTATGAAATTTGCATATCTGTCGTGGGACGCATTCGCCACGATCCTGACCGGTGCGTTAGCAGTCGGAGCAGCGATATTTGTAGGAGTGCGCCAGCATCAGATAATTAAACGTCAAACCGACATCCAAGCCCTAGCCTTGAATGCCAGTCTATTTGATCGTCGGATGGCGTTTGTATCGGCGTTCACGGACCACTCTATCGCGTTGAAATGGCAGCGCGAGGCGGTTGCGAAAACACGTCAGATTCTAGTCGAACGGTCGCGCGAAGTGCCGTTCTTATTCTCTGCCGAGGTGATGGAAATAGTTGACGAGGCGTGGAGCATGTCAACCCGGATCGGGTCGTGCTTGGAAGCGATGCATGAAGAGGAAGCGGCTGACAACAAGGCCGCTATTGCGGAAGCATTCGGCTTGCGCGAACTCATGAAGGAATACGAAGCGATTGACACGCGGTTCTACGCGTCCGTCGCACCTGTCATGTCTCTCCACGCGATCCGCTAGCGTAGAAGACCTCTGACGCATCGCTGCGCGGGCATGGGTCGGAGCAATGTTCCGACCCTGACCTCCTAGATGCCGTGGACGCTGTGCCAGATGGCGTCAGCGCGGGTTATAACCTCACGATCCATAGTGAACGTCGCAGGATATCTCATCACCAGATCGCTTGGTTTCTTGCCATGATGCGCCAGCAATACTGCGACCAGATGCTCTAGGGTTGCGATACGCTTTTGAGCTTGAATGTCGTCGTGTGTCATATTTGCTCCTGTGCTTGATGACGAGGACGATTATACTTCAACTCGCCACAGTCGCCAAACGTTGCTACGCGGCTCACACCTGCCGCTGGATCGCTGATTTAGTCGAACCGGGCAGGTGGGCGCGGGTCTTCGCATCACGACCCTCAAACGAAGAAGGGGCGGGCCATCGGCCCAACCCCCTCATTCAATCTCGTAATAGTAATCCCTCACCTTCCAGTCTGGATGGTTCCATTCGAGCGCATCGCGGATAATGCTTCCAAAATCGATGTAGTCGCACGGGTTGATATCGAAAGTATAGGATTGAGGTTCGTCGCTACCTTCGATCTTAATATCAGTTACATGTATAATCCACATAATGATTGCAACCTCAATTACGATTGATCATGAAGTGTTTGTCATAGCTATCATTCAGAATGGCGCGAATGCTATTCCGTTTTAGCTTGCTATCAATCTCTTCCTTGAAGATTTCAGCCATGCTCTCGTCATTGTGGGCGAGAAATTTCTCAATCTCTTCGTGATAATAGTCGTCTAGCAGCGTGAACGGGTTTACCTGACCGCTCAAAACCATGTGTGACGAACACAATGCTTCTACCATCGCATCATTAATATGAATGTCGGGCACAAGCATGATGAATTCTGGACGGTCTGAAAGCGTATCAATTACCTCGCTTTCATTAGTATCAGTTGGAAAGTGACGACGAACCTCAAGCCAGTCGATTCCTGAAATAGCGTCTAGGTCAAGGTTTCCGTTCTCATCGTAAATCATAATAGTTCTCCAAAAAATGCATCTACATAGAATGCTCTTCTAATGAATGCAGTTATCTCATAGATTTTTCTTTACGCAACCGCTGAATATATAGACATAATCAAAATAATATATGCAAGATATCAGGCTGCTTCTTTCGCCTTGGCTCTTTGGTTCTGTTTGCGAAGCCTGTCGGCTTCACGACGCTCTTCCTGCGTCCGCCGCCGCAACCGCGTTCTCTGTATTTCAGGGTCAAGTTCGGCTACGAGCAGAATGAGAGAGGCCGTTTGCGCCCTGTATTAATAGAGATCACTCGAAACGACTTCTATTAATAGAGAGAGCCCAAAACGAGTATTTTGAGGGTGTTCCCTCTATTAATAGAAGGAGAGGCCAAAGGCCCGTATTTTACGAGGGTAGCTCCCTCTATTAATATATTATGTATTAAGGGGTATTAATAGAGGGAGGCATTGCCTCCCGTAACTACGCAACAGGGTCAGCGGAGCCGGTTGACCAGCCAGCCAGAGATTCGCAATTGGCTGACCGTGATTGAAGAATGGCGTTGCCGATCAGGCTCCCGCCCTTTGCATCTCGACCGTCAAACGGAGCGACCCACGCTTTATATGACGGCGTGTAGATCAGGCATTGACCTTCATCAGGGTTAAAGAAAGCGACGTGTTCATCGTTATAGCTCGACCCTTCTCCTTGGATCGTGTGTTTGAAAACGCCTACGTAACCGACGCCCGGTGAGCTTAAACCTACGATGGTCTCCATAGTATTGTCTGAGAAGACGGTCTTGGATTTCTTCGCAGCCTTTACCGCGTCGGCTGCTGGCCACATCTTCGCACTGGCCTTCCAGTCGGGTCTTTTCCAGTTTTTGATAGTCGTGGCCGTGTATGCCTTCACCGTGACGCCAAACTGATAAGGGCCTTTCGCGTTGGCCTTCCAGTTGTCGAAGACGGTTGTTTCCAGAGCCGTCACATCCTCGAAAGCGGGGATGGGCGCCACCGTTCGAGAAGCGTTCTTGAACTGGGCGTCCGCGATCCTCTCGCACCACCTTACAAAGTCGGGATGCTTATGGATAAAGTTATAGAAGAGGGCTTTGTCGTTTGCGATGAAGTCGAGATGCTCGACAACCTGCTGAACAGGGTCGTTTGAAAACATTATGAATCCAAAATGAAAGGCCCCGCGACGTGCAAGATCGCAGGGCCTTAAATTTCAGATTGGATCAACGATTGATCATACAATCGCACATCTATTTATCCGACTTCATTCAGCCCTAATCCATCGTCTTGCACACGGCGGAACAGGTTATGAAATTTATTTAGTCAGAAGCGTGTGAATGTTGTCCATATCTTTCGGCGGTCAGTTTGCGGTGCTATTGGCAATCTTGCGCCAGACAAGCGGCTTGCCATTGAGGGTGACGCCGTTGTGGAGCATTTCATTGTCGCTCGGAATGAGCATGTAGGCTTCGCCCGTGACCGTGTTGAGCTTGATCGAACCGGCCACGCCAGTTTCCTGATAGATAACGTATTTGCCGACCGGCGCGGCGGTTTCTTGTTGCTTGTCGCAACCGGCGAGACATGCCCCTGCGAGCGTAACGGCGATGATGATTTGTCGCATGATTTCCCCCTGTCGTCGGGAGGTTCTAGCTCCGGGATTACGGACGGCAAGCCGTCCGTCTCCCAAGTTACGCAAAAAACACCTCGTCATGCTCGCCCCAGACATGGGCGTAGTCAGCCCGTAGCTCGCGCTCAAGCGCATCCAGAAGCATCGCCTCCGAGACTGGATGCATGTTGTCCGAAGCGTCCCAAGCTGGCGTCGGAACGTCAGGGAAGTATCCGGCCTCCCATGCCATCATGGCCGCACGTTCAAGCGAGACGCCATCGGCTCGCACAAGCTTGCGTCTGAACGGCTGCTCTCGATGCCAGCGGTCAAGATCGCGAGCGCATAGCTCGCCACCGTCGTCACAGATTCCACGAACGGACAGGAACTCGCACAGGCTAGGATCACGTCGTGGATGGAAGGGTCTAGAAGCGGTCGCAGGAGCCGTGGGAAAGGGAGGAGCTTCAACCGTTGCCGGATTCCCTCCCTGCCTCTCCACGGGCTGGAAAAGGGCCTTCCTGACGATCACGGAACGGGCGCGGATGCGCCCTCCCGTGAAGCTGGCCATACGCGCAGCGAAGCCAGCCGCAACGCCAGCCGAAACAGGGCTAGGAGAAGGCGAAGCCGGAGGCGTTGGATCATCGTCACCATCATCGTCAGCAAGGGCCGAAACAGGCGCGCTGGATAGGCCCGAAAGGTCAGGCAGGCATATGACGCCAGCCGGAACGGCAGGCCGCTCCACGGGCTTCTTTTCGCCCTTCTCGGCGAGGTCAAAGAGGAAGTCGCAAGCCTGTTGAGCCTTGCTCGCCGCCGTGAAGATGGCGCGCTTATCCGACTTCAAAACTTTGAGCCATGAGGCGAGGTAGCTCGCGTGATCTTCGCGCGGTTCAGCCGCGATCCCAATCCGCGCCATCGCGTAAGCGGCGCCTAGTTCAGCGACTAGCTCTTCGAAGGCATAGGCTTGAGAGCCGAACCGCTTTCCGACCTCACGCGCCAGCCGGTCCTTATGGCCGCTCCAATGCGTCAGTTCGTGCGCGAGGGTCGAATAGTAGGCTTCCGGTTCAAAAAACACGCCGAGGGGCGGCATTTGCACGTAGTCGCCAGACGGAGCGAAGAACGCTTTAGTCCCGCCGTGTCGAATGTCGGCGCCGATGGCGACAGCCCATTGATCAGCTTTCGCGATGCGCTCACCGGAAGGCAGGGGAGCGACGTTCTCGAAATAACTATCAGGCAGGCCGTCTATTTGCTCGACGTTGAAAACGGAATAGCCCTTGGCGAACAGGATGCCCTTTTCTTCGCCGTCTTCGCCATTCTCGCCTTTCGGATCGAAGCGACCCCAATAGACGACCGGCGTCGCCTTCTCGCCCTTGCGGACGCATCCGCCTAGCTCTTTGGCCTGTTTGAAGGTCATCCAAGTCTGCGAGCGATAGCCCTTCATTTCAGCCGCGCCCCAAAGCAAGAGGACGTTCAGGCCGCGATAGGCTTCGCCGTTGGCGCGGGTCGGAACGGCGGGAACTCCGCACCCCTCCGAACTCCATTGCGGCGCCCACGGCTTCACGCCTGCCTCTAACATGGCGACGATTGAATCGGTGACGGTTTGGTAGATGTCTTTGCGTTCAGTGGTCATTGTCGCATTCTTTGTGTTAATGCACATATTGATGACGACAGGGCACAGTTTCCCCGTCTGTGATGGTATCAAATCACCTCGAAGAACCATCCGTTGATCGTGAGGCGTTCGCCGGTGTCGTCGCAGATGGCGTCAAACTGGCCATCAATCTCAAAGTCAGGGCGGACCCAGAGGGTCAGGTCATGGGTTCCGTTCGTGATGTCGATCAGGCGAGAGAACTCGGCGGGACGGTCGATGCTCATTGGTTAAATCCTTTGCGTAAGCGCATCCAATGACTGCCGTTAGAATCTCTCGCCGATTTCATGTCAAGCGCAATCTTTGCGTCAACGCATCATTATCCAAAAAGGCAGAGTCTAACGATTATCTAGACGGCCATCGCATCGCGCGCACGATCCCGCCTGATCGTCTCTCGACTATCCATCGACCGTCTCGCCATCGTCCTAGCGATCATGCGCGGAAGGTCGATTGCCGGTTATAGTGGGATTGTTCCTGAATGATCTCAAAACGTTAGATCGGATCGTCTCGCAATCGTGTGAGCAACCGTGCCGAAATCACTTTCGGAGGCCCTTGCGATCACTCTCTCGCGCCAGCGTCCCAGAGAGTTAGGGAGAGGGTTGCCTGATGATGGCACCCCCACGGGGGTATCAGGCCCGCGCGCCACGTATATTCGGTGCTTCGAAAGTTTGCGCCAAAATCGATCTGGCACGTGGTGGCTTGACCCCAACCGTGAAAACAATGTTGCAAAGAGGATTGACGATATCTGGATTGGGCGATAAGCCTACGGCGCACTCCCGGTTAAAGGTTTAATATATTCTTGACGTGCTGCAATTTCCGCGCGAGAAGCAAAACAGGCTAAGCATTTCTGCCTAGCCTGCTCGCCCGGCCACGGTCGGAACAGCGGTCGGGGGTCGTCTTTTGTGTTGCAACGAATGGCTATCCCTCCGTGCGGGCTTTTTCAAGTCCGGCCCAAGGAGGGCCTAAAATCATGACTTTCAAACCGGGCGACATCACGCCTCGTTCTGGCCAGTATGAGAGGGTCGGCCCTCGCGGCGGCTCTACGGGGGTGGAGGTAACCTCCGTGCGAGGCAAGCCGCTTCCGCCCACGCCTCAAGCGGGGCAGGGGTATCGCCTCGTCGATCCCACTAAGCACAAGAGGTGATCGCGATGAGTAGCCTGACTATGAATCAAATGCGTATCGCCAAACTGGCTCTTGGGCTGCGCTACTACCAGCACACGATTGCTTCGTATTTCGGGGTCAATCAGGGGCGGATTAGCGAGTTCAAAAACAGTCCGATGTTCCGAAAGGTTACAGCGGCTGTCAGGTTACCGGTGGGATTTCCTAGCCGTCCGTAACTGAATTGGGCGAGGCGGGCGCGATGCTTTGTGTCGCGCCCGTCTTCGCCTTTTTAGCCTCAGAAATTTCATTGATCATTGTTCGGTTGTGCGCGACCTTCTCTTCGTTTTTGGGGGGAATCATGAAGCGCATAGTTTTGGTCGGCCTGTCGGCTGTCACGCTGGCTGGGTGTGGCGACGGAAGTTCGTCCTCGGCATCCAGTGAGCCAAGCGAAAGCGAAATGATCGCTCGCTATCAGGTGATGTCAAAGGACAAGCTCAAGGAGAGCCTGCGCGATCCCGGCAGCGCAAAGTTTGAAGACGTTGGCGCGCATCGCGTTGCCAGCGGTGGCTTTGTATTCTGCGGCAGGATGAATGCTAAGAATGGCTTCGGTGGCTATACCGGCTTTGAGCGGTTTGTAGCCTCTCCAGTCATTGTCGGCACGGAAGGAACCGTTGATGGATTCGAAGAAGTTTGGACCGAATTCTGTTCGCCGACATCTAGAGTGCAGTCCGTCTGGTTTTGACGGGGGAAGAATTATGAAGCGTCTGGTTTCGATCCTTACGGCGGTGACGCTTTCGAGCGTCGCTTTGGGCGGTTGTGTTTCAGTGGGGACGAATTACGACCCTGCTGTCATTGATCAGATTGCGCCCGGAACGCCGATGGCGGATGTGATCGCCCGTCTAGGCGAGCCCAATAGTCGGACGACGCTTCCGAACGGTCAGACGCAGTTGATGTGGCTGCATTCGACAGGGACTGCTTGGGGCGCGGCTGATGCTCGTTCGGCTGCCTTGCTGTTTGACGCTGAAGGTAAGTTCGTGCGGGTGATCACGACCAACCAAACGTCGATGCGCTAGGTGCCTTTGACAGTGGGCGGCTCCCGTCGTCCTTGTTGAAATCGGAACGTAACGAGAACATACGGTCCGTGATGAAGGCTCGACCAGAAAGTGAGTGGACCGCCGAGAACGTCACCGCGCGTGACATCGCCGCTGACTCCAGTGTGACGGTCGGCTTTCTTTGCATCGGCTGCCACCTGAACGTGGAATTCAACATCTGGAAGATTGGCGCGCGGCTGGCCGACACGCCGATCAAACGCCTTCGGTTCAGGTGCCAGAGGTGCGGGGTCTACCCGACCAGCGTCAAGATTGCGCGGCGAACATCAACGGCGGGCGTTAACCTGCTGACCTTCGATCTCGAATGTAAGTGGGACGAACGGGTGTTGGAGAACCAACGTCGGTCCCTCGAACGGGCAGGGATGGCCGTTCGTCGGTAGAGCCGTAAACGTCTAATTTAGGGATTAGTTATTAGAATTTGGTTCTTTCTGGTCGAGTAAATTGAGCTTTCTTGCATCGACCTTGAAAGACGCTGGTTCCGAAATCCTTTTCGATGTATCCACTATTTCGGTCGATCCTCGTGCTGGAGTTCAGTTTCAACTCGGCAGGAGTGATCTCCAAAATTTCAATAACGTGGGACTCCTGACAACTTTCAGCGTAGCACCATAGCTCTCTATTTAAGTCGATAGAGAGACGCATTGAATGATCGCTGACCTTCTTAAGCGTGGTGTAAGAGGCGAACGTAACGCGATCATTCAATGCGCCATCGCAGACAAGATCGAATTGATTGGCATTCTGACAGCCTGTCAGACCAAGCACTGCGATAATGACCATCGCCCGCATCACAAGTCCCCACTCTCTAGGAAGCGTATCGTTGATAGCTAAAGTGAGGGGCGATTGGAACACTGTTAGCGCATCCGCCGTCCAGCCCCACGTCCACGCCCCTTTTTGTTCAATAGCTGGCCGACAGACGTTCCAGCGAAGAAGCGTTTTTCAAACTCACGATCGAGCTTCTTGCGATGCTCGGCCTCAGCCTTTTCAGCATCCACGGCAAGCTGGGTTTTCCAGTGTTCGACAGCTTGGGCGAGAACGTCGATGCGGTCGTCATGCTTCAAGGCTCCGCGCTGGGCGGTCATGTGGGTCATCTGGAAGACGCCTGACCGAACCCTGTTGGTCTCTTTGAGATCGCTCTTCAGAACGTCTCGGTCAAAGACAAGCTTGTGCTGGCGCATGACGGGTTCGAGCGAACCGATGATGCGCTTCTCCTTCATGCCGCTGACCTTCACGCCATCCAGTCCGCAACGCCATTTCGAGGTATAGCGACGCTGTAGGATCGGCGAGAGAAGTTGGCGGAACATGCCGTCCCCGAAGTTGTCTTCCACGATGACGCTGTTCACTGCGTGATCCTTGGCGATGTCGGCCAGACGGTTGAGGGTCGTTTCCGATGCACCGTCCGTCAGCCCTCCCCATGCCGTCACGAAGACTCGACCGTTGAGAAATTTGGTGACGACGTAGGCGGTTTCGTCGGCCCCGGAACCGGACGGGTCGATGTGGAGGCAGGAGCCGGTGAAGGCGTCCCAATGCTCCGACACGTTGAAGGGCGAGAAGAATCTATCGCCCGTGAAGCCGACGTTCGGCAGGGCGACATCCCTGATCTGCTTTTCGTCTGACGAGGCGTAGGCGAGGGCGACGGGCGCACGGTCGCGGTCCACGTTCATGACGATCAGGTCGGACGTTTTCAGAGGGTAGCGTTCAGCGTCGGACAGGGTTGTGTCCAACATCATCTGAAGCTGGAATTCGGCTGCGGTGCCGTCGAGTTCGGTCTCTAGAAGCTTCTGTTCGCTAAACCGAATAGGGTCGGTCGGCTTGCCTCCCAAGCGGGAGTATTCGCCCGGTTCACAAAGCGACGGGTCCGCTTCGATCTCGGCGACGATCTTCGGCGCGAGGGTGTCACCGTAGGCGGACAGCTTCGAATTCAGGGGGTATCGTGCAGGCCAGACGCGCACTGCATAGCCGCGCTTAGCGAGGCCGTTGTAGATGCTCTCTTCCGTCTGCGGCGTTCCGAGGTAGACGATCTCGGCGTCTGGCAAAGGCTTGAGGATTTTCCCGAATTCGCCGGTCGCGCCGCGCAGCTTGTCGCGCTGATCCTCCGAGCCGGAGTTCGTCGGAATCTCCACGTCGTCTGGGATAATGATGTCTGCACGGTTGTTTGGAAGCTGGCCGGTGATGCCGACGCAGAAGACGGATGGCTGTCGGTCGGCGATGGCAGGGCCGACATCGAAGCCGAGAGCCGCGTTTCGCTGATGCGGGCTGGGGCGCAGTTCATCCCATAGGCCGTCACCGGCTTCGTGAAAGATGATCGACTTGATTAGATTGGCGTTCTTGCCCGCCGCTCCCTCACTCGCCGAGACGATGAGGACTTTCTTTTGCGGGTCGTTCCAGAGGCGCCAGACGACATAGCCGCACGTCAGGAAGGATTTGCCGACGCCGCGATAGGCTTGGATGAAGCGTCGGTTAGGACCGTTCGCCAGAAAGTCGGCGATGTCGAGTTGGACCGGCGTAGGCGCCGGCAGTTGGACGACGTGTTTCCAGAGGTAGCGGATGAACACGTCGAACCGCGACATGAGGATGTCGCGGAAGGTCTGTTGTTCGTTCAATCATAGAAGGTCGCAACCGGCCCGCCGATCAGGGCGGGCGGGTTCGACGGATGGGCAAAGGGTTAGTTGCGCGTCATAGCCGCCCGCGTCTCATCATCGAGATCGAGGTCGGCTAACTGAGCGGCTAGATTTTCGACACGCTTCGATCCGGCTGGCGCACTCACATTGTTGTCTTTCAACCATTTGATGGCTTGAGACAAAAGCTGCGGAGAGATCGCGTAGGCAGGATCATCGGGATTGGATTCAGCCCGATTGGATGCGCGTTCGAGTTCGTTGGTCAGAAGCTTGGCGAGGGCCGCGTGAAGATCGTCCATCGCCTTTTCGGTGGCGCGGCTCATTTCAGCACCACACCGATGATGGTCGAGACGACGGCTCCAACGGTTCCGGCTGCTCCAAGCAGCCATGCCTTTGATCGTTCGAGGCTGTTGAGCCTCGTTTCGTGGGTCTCGAATTTTTTGCTGTATTCGTCGTGCTTAGAGCCGACGAGGGCGATGAGTGAAGCGAGTTGCCCTTTGATCTCGCCGAGAATGAACTTTACGTCACCCTCAATATTTTGTTCGTCCATTTTGCCTTTCTGGTTGTTAAACGATGTCGCCTTGTGAGTATGTGAAGCTGATGTGAGCGGAGTAGGGTTGTCCTTCGACAACTACGTCACAGTAGGCCCATCCGGTCTCTTGATAATACCAAGCGTCCGTATTGTAGATTGGTCCTGTAAATATAACGGTGCTGCCGTTGCCGCTGACATTGCCAGACCAAAAATACGACGAGGGGGTTCCGCTTCCGTCGACTCGGATGCCGAACGTAATTTCGTCGTAGTAGTTGTTGCCGAATGCGCCTCCCATACGGACTTGTCTGTAACCGAGAATGGTTATCGAGATGGTTCGAGCGGATTTTCCGCGCAGGTCATTACTCGTCCAAGGCGTTGTCAGCCCCGCCGCTGTGGCGACTTGGGCTGACGTGAGGGGTAGCGAGAAGCCCCATTCCGTCTGAACCATCGCAGAGGTGATGTTGCCGGTCGTTGGGATCGTCATGCGGCGGCCCCCTCTAGCTTGGAGACCCGCCTGCGAAGAGCTTTCACCTCTTCAACAAGGAGCGGGATATACCCGGTCTGATCGAGAGCGAGGATCGGATCGCCGTCTTCTGGATGCAGGTCTGCACTATCGCTGACGAGGATCGGGACGACCTGCTGGGCCTCTTGAGCGAGCATCCCGAACATGCGGCGTCCACCCTTTGTGAACTCATAGACGTTGGTGGCGTCGATGATGTCGGCGGCGTTGGCGATAGGCACTATGTCCGTCTTCAGGCGGGCGTCAGACGTGACCGTGAACGCACCCATTTGGACGGTTCCGGTAGTGACTATGCTTTTATTATTAGTGATCCTGATCCAAGTAGTGTCATTCATATACAGGCCGCCGCCATGCGTTTGGAAATGGACGCCGGTGTTCCCGTGGATGCGGACTGACTTACCGCCCATGACATTCAGGTCGCCATTAATCTCGACGTTGTTGTTGTTGAGATCGATAACCATAGGCCAGCCTGAGCCGGTCGTTTCCCACGTCGTGCTATTGTTCCCTGATCCGCGCAGAACGTAGAATTTATTCTCGTTGACGTGGATCATCGCAGAACGATGGTTCGTGTCGCGGAGGAAGACGGTAGGGCTGGAGTTGTTGATCTCTACACCGTCATTAGAGAATACTCGCCCCGCCCATAAGCTGCCATCGATTTCAAACGCGCCGATTTTAGTATCTGCTTCGTTTCTGAACTCGATGCCTGCGCCCTTGAAGAACGTTCTGCCCGACGTATTGAAATATGCGCGGGCCTTGCCATCAGCACTAGTAATCCACGTGTTGGTCGAACGATCAAACTTGGACGAGGGGTCGAAGCTTTCGCTGTCCCAAAGCTGACGCCACGCCGTCCAGACCCCACCGTAACGCTCGCGGTGATAAATGGTCCGTCGTCCCGTCCCACCGGCTGCGGCGTAAGACGTGTAGGTTTGATAGATGAAGTCCGCCGTCCCGCTCCTGCGGACCTCCAGCAATCCCGCGTTTGCGGTGGGGTAGTTGGCCCCCGTCGCAGCCCCCGCGTTGGTGTTCTGGTGGGCATAGCCGGGGGTCATATAGGTGTCTAGGTCACTCCCTGTGGCGGGAATAACACCGAGCCAGCCAATGGGGATGGCGAGGTTCCCCTCGTCCCACGCAAGGCTTCCAGCGAAGGTCGGGCGGCGGTTGAGGGCGATGTTAGGAACGTCGGCGGTGATATAGAGGGTTCCGCCCGTGTCGGCGTTACCTACAAAGCCCAGACGGTCCCCCGCTGCATTTCGGAAAACGACAGAGCCGGACCTGTTGGCGTTTACACCGGCCAGATCAACAAAACCTGCACCGGTTGAGGCTCGCTGCTGCGCCCTTACGGGGATGGAGCCGTTGAAGAACTGACTTACGGCGAAGGTCCGTTCAGCCTTGATGATGGTATCTTCTGTCAGGACCGGACTGCCCTCGACATATAGGGTCGCTGATCCCGGCCCAGCCTTCACCAATCGCATCATCTCATGGGAGTAGGTGCCGTCGGCATCGTAATCGACGCGCCACATGAGGTCGCCTCCGACGCCGCTACCCTGCCATGCCATAAGCATGTTCCGAGCATTGGTCGTGCGGTCTTCAAAAGCGATGCGGGGAACAAAAGACGCCAACGCCATTTCGGCGGGCGTGAAGCCGTAGTTCTCGCCGCTGATATTCGCGCCGGTCTGGACGCGCTGCGCGGCGGTGAACTGATTGGCTGCGCTCAGGCTCGACTTGGCGTCCAAGACCGACTGCAATCCAGAGACGTTGGCTATGTTGGTCGGGAAGAACGAGGGCTTGTCGGCGATGACGGACCAAACCGGCGTCACGTCGCCTTGTTCGATGTAGCTCGCTTCGACCGTCTTTGAGCCTGACCCGCTATAGACCCAGCGGCGTCCGTCCGTTGTGGCGACCAGCGTCCCCGGCATGATGCCGTTCTGCTGCGTCGTCGTTAGGGCAGTAATGCCTCCGGTCGAAACGACGGGCGTCTGTCCGACGAGAACCGGGATGCGGGCCGGATCGATCATGCCGGATAGGCGAGAAGCCGCGAGGGTGTCCGACTTCAGATCATAGAGGGCGGGGTTGAAGGTCGCCGCCAAGGCTGCGGAAGCGGCTGCGTCATCTGCGTCCTGAGCCGCGAGGGCAGCGTCATCGGCCACCTGTTCTGCAAGCTGTTCGACTATGGCGCGATCCTCGGCAGAACCTTGGCCTTGGCTCTGCGCGAGTTCGGCCCAATAGCGAGCGTTGGCCTCGTGCGTCCCGGCGTGGTTCCGGTGTTCCTGCGCGAGGTTGCGGGCTTCTATGGATGCGCCGCGAGCCGCTTCGGCCAAGATGCGTTGATCGTTGGAGCGATTGGCTGAACCCTCTGCACTATCGCGCGCCAGTTCGGCGGCGACCTTAGCCAGTTCAGCGACGTTCGCCGGTCCATACACCATGTCGCTGAAGGCGGCGGGGGAGGGGATTAGGGTTTCACGCCCGAGGGCGTCCACGAGCGGATAACGACCATCCTCATTCGGACCGCCGTTCATCGTTCCGCCCAGCCACGCGCCAAGTTGAGATTGGTGCGTATTCCAGACGTTGATCAAGTCTTGGATTTGCTGGACGAAAGCGGGAGTAACAGACCCGCTCATGTCTTATTCGTCCTGTTTGATGGTCGCCTCTGCGGCCTCTTGTTGAGCCAATTGGCGACCAAGTTCGACGCCATGCAGGACGGCTCTCACTTCAGCGAGATTTTTGTTCGTGGCTTCGGTCTGGTCAGCAAGCAGAGCTTTCTGAGCCAGAAGTGTATTTTGCTGTTGGATTATCTGCTGGATTTGTTCAGCGGGGGATGGGTTCGACATGCTTCTCCAAGTGGTGATTGATTAGTTCTATTTATCGCGCTGACGGAGACGATATATGCGGACAGTTCGTCAGTTGATTATTGGCTGTTCGGTTTCGCCGCCGCCTCCACCGGGACCGCCACCTCCGGGGTCGCCGCCGCCGCCAGTTCCGCCGGTGTAGCCGGAGCCGACGCCAGACCCTGATCCACTACCCGCGCCGAGGCTGGACGTGTTGTTCTTCATCTCCGTTAGCTTGCCGTAGCGAGCCGTGACGGTCTGGGTGGACATGCCGGAGGTGAAGTATATTTGGACGTAGTAGTGCCAGTTGCCCGCTTCACCGGGGCGGTCGAGGGTCTTCATTGGAAGAGACCCTTGCCATGTATCGTTGGCCATGCCGGAGCCGTTCAGTTGGACGGTCTGGATGACTGTCCCACCGGTCGTGCCGCGTGACCGGACAAGCTGCACGACGGCCACGAAAGAGCCGCTGGCGTTATGGGTGAATGTCCCATAGGCGTTGAAGTCTACGTCGATGGGGCTGTTCGCTTTCTCGACATTGATCCAGACGCCGTGAACGCGAACTGGCGTGGTGTTGTTGAGGGTGATCGTCCCATCGTTATAGGCGACCTCTACGCCGGTCACGGTGTTGTTGGTCAGCTTGGAGTGGTTGATCGTTCCGGTGACTAGCAGGTCGCCGTAAATCTCAACGTTCGTATTGAAGCGGGCCTTACCTGCGGTGACGACGAACGGTTTGATAGGGGTGCCGCCGCCCGGTGCAACCAAGCCGAACTCATCCGCGACGACATAGAATGAGCCGGTGCGCCCGTTGTTGTTCTGGACGAACCCGGTGATGTGGCCGTTCGAGTTAAGGGCTATGCCCTGCTTGAGATTCAGTCCGTTCGTGACCGACTGAAGGGACGTGATCGAACCCGTCAGGCCGTTGACCGTGTTGGTGACGGTCGAGAGCGATTGCGTGAAAGCACATTGTCGCCGTTGATGCGGGCGGTCTGTTCGGTGACGACGGCGGCTGCGGCGTTCGTCGCCTTGGTATCGATACCCGAAAGGCGAGTTCCAAGCGTGGTTCCTGACGAGGTTTCGACCTTGTTCAGATCGAGAACGAACGCCGACTGATTGTTACGGAAGGCTCCGAGGACGGCGAACTGGCTGGCGATTGAAGAGGCGAGGGTGGTGCGCGCCGTGGCTTCATTCTGGATCGCCGCCGACAGATTGTTGCCCATTGAGGTGGCCAGTGATTGGCGCGCTTGGGCTTCGGACGCGTCGGCGGCCACACGGGCGTTTGTCTCGGTCAGGACAGCGGCGGCTATGTCTCCTGCGATCTTCGTCGCGAGAGCCGTCCGCGCGCTGGCTTCTGTCGCAATGGCGTTCGCGCGGGTCGTCGCCTCTGTCGCGATAGCCGCTTCGTTATCGCCGATCCGACTGCCCTGCGTGTCGAGGGTGGTTGTCACCGCATCAATGGCCGTGACCCTCGCAGTTGCTTCCTGCTGGATCAGGGCGAGCGCATCCGCGTTGGCCGCGTAGATGGCGTTGAAACGCTGGGCGAGCGTCTCGGTCGGAGAGGCCAGCACCTTGTTCGTGTCGAGAATGAAGGCTGTGTTGTCGGCTGATTTCGCGCCGATCAGGGCGAGCGTATTGGCGAGAGCGGTGTCGCCTTCCAGACGTTCGTTAGCCTCGTTCTGGATGATGGTGGCGAGGCCCGTTCCGTCCTCTAGGTTGGCGAGGGCGTCCACGACCGCCGTCAGGTTATCGAGCCTGAAGGCTTGGTTTGTGAGCTTGAACGTTTGGTCGAGGATGGTTTGAGCGTTGAGGTCGATGCCTGCCAGCGCGTCACGAAACCGATTGAGAAGGTCATCTCCCATTTCGCTGATGCGAAGAAGTTCATCGGCGATGGCCTCCGGGGAGGTGACGACGCCAAGCTGATCGCCGAGGCGGATGCGGGCTTGATCGAGCGATCCTCTCAAGAGGTCGTCTTGCTCCTGCATCTGGTAGAGAAGCTGAAGGACGGCCCTGTTCAATTCCTCTTCAGTGAGGTTCGAACCGTTGTGAAAGGTGACGGCGGGATCGGCGATAGGCGTGATTCGCTGGATCAGAACGACGGAGCCGTCAGCGGGTTTTTGAATCAGGCGAACCCGACTTCCGCTGACCCATTCGACCGGCGCCGATATGCCGTTGAGCTTCACCGATATGTGCGACTTGTCGAGATAACCGACCGCGAGATCAAACTCTCGTTGGCCGTTCGCCACTATGTATTGGGTCCGAGTGTGGTGAGACATTGGTCCTTTCAAATTGAAAACGGGAAGGCGTCTTCACGCCCTCCCGCAATCTTTGTGTTAATGTAGTTATTGGGGCAGGCTTCCCATGAGTTCGCCCAAGCCTTCGGCGGTGACGCCGTAGCCTCTCGCCTTGTTCTCTATCTGCCAGTCATTCCATCCCTTGGCCTCGCCCTGCTCAATCGCCTCGGCTGCGCCGGTTCGGTCGAGCATGTCGGCCAGTTCTGGATAATCGCCGCGCTTGATCGCATTGCGTGACCAACGACCGTAATCACTGACCATGCTTTTGATCTCTGCGGCGCGGCGGGCGTCTGGCCAGTCCGCATAATCGGCGGACATGATCAGTTCGGTCAGGGCTTCGTGCATGTTCAAATCCGTCACCGGATGCCGCCATTCCTGACCTTGAATCTCCAACACCCGTGCGTGTTCGCGAGGCGTGATCTTCTGCCCATTGAAGCGAGCTTGTGGACGCGAGGCGATCTTCAGTTCTGGGTCTGCATCGGCCAGAGCCGACACTTCCAGACGAACCATATCGGTCGTTCGTTCAGAGACGCGCAGGGGCGCCACCAGACCTTCGATCAGACCGCCGTCCTTATCGGTGCGGATGATCGGTAGGCCCAGCCAGTCGCGGCGTTCGGGAAGGGTATCGGACAACAGCGGGAGGTTGGCCTTCAGGTGGTCGAGAAGGGTTTGAGCCTCCCGCATCACCGGGTCGTTCACATAGGCGGTGTTCCTGACGATGGCCGGGATAAGCGACCCGCCCACCTTTCGAGCGAAAGCCTTACCGGCCTGTTCGCCCTTGTTCTTATCGTTCGAGGCGTAGGCCGGATCGATCAAGTCCCAGAAGTCGCCAATGCCTTGCAGCGCGGCCTTGTTGATGATGTTGTTGGTAATCGCCGACAGGATTCCGCCTGCAATCCCCGCCATGCCGTCTTCGTCCAGATCGTAGTCTTTGAAGATTTGCATCATGTCCGCGACCATGCCGAGGGGTTCGGCCAGCGGCGAGAGCGTGGAGTATTGATACCAACGCCCGCCGATGCGGATGCTGTAGCTCTTGATCCCGTCCTGCTCTTCGGCTGCGGATCGTTTGCCTACGATGTCGCCGTTGACGAACATCAGACCGGCTGTGGCCATGAAGCCGACGCCTGTCACCATTCTGGCCATGACCAGATCGGCTTCGGCGCCGCCCCGCGTCAACGAATGGTCGAGACCATCCATAGCGGCGAAGTAGTTTTTGAAGCCTTCGCGGTTCTCTTTGAGAAGCCCAGCGAGGACAGGGTTACGGTCGAACATGCCTGCGCGCACGAGGTTGACCGGCGTTCTGAAGAACGGGACGTAGAGGGCTTTGAAGAGTTTGATGCTGCCGAGAGCCTTCTCGAACTTTTGCAGGGTAGGCCCGCTGTTCTGGAAGGTCATGAGCCTCGCATAATCATCAATCATGTCGTGCAGATTGATCGATGCGAACACGTCGGCTGCGTCCTGTAGCAGGCCGTCGCCTTCGTAGCTTTGGGCTGGATCGTAATCCAAACCGGCATGGCTGAAGTCGGCTTTCGCCTGTTCGAACGCTTCTGCTGTCGGACGCTCACGCATGGCGTCGAGAGTGCGGGTGAAGACCTTTTCCGCATCGCCGCCCTTCAATCGGGCCGAGCGGTAGCTGGCTTCGCGAACCGACAGGGCGTTGAGTTGCATCCGTCTGGTCATGACCTTTGTGAACTCGTCCATCGCGAGAGACGGTCGAAGGCCGAGGGTGCGAAGGGTGCCGAAGATGCCGACGCCAAGCATGTCTGGGACGCTGCGAAGCAGGCCGTCATTCTTCCATTTCGTTCGACGCGCGGCGTTGTATTCGAATGGTGTTTCTGGTCGCCAGATGCCGACGCTGTTCGTAGCGTCCGTGACCGTGTTGGCCGTCATGAAGGCTTTGAATCCGGCTCGGCTGGCGTCCATAAATGATTGGTGGATGCCGAACAGGTAGGCGTTCGCCTCCTTGAAGGTGACGCCCTCAAGCGAAGCATTCTTGCCGCCAATGGCGCGGCGCAAAGGCGAGGTCACGCCCGCTGCAACATAGCGTTCGCCGATGGTCACGGTCGCATGAAGGACCGAACCGATGGCGTTGCGGACCGCCGTCGCCGGGGTCGAGAGATAGCCGCTGACCATGTAGTAGGAGAGGTAGTCCTGCCAGCCGAGGGCGCGGGCTTTGCGGAGTGAATCCTTGAGGCCACGGACGCCGCCATTCTTATGGGCGTCGGCGAGGTTTTTCAGGACATCGGCCATCTTGCCTTGGTCGCCTGCGCCGCCGCCGAGGGCGTCGTTCAAGATGTCCATTTGTTCTTGGATGTCGTTGACCAGACGGGCGCGTTTCTTCGACATCTTCATGATGTTGAGGGCGCGAGCGATCTCGGATTTCGCACCTCCCGCCATTGCGTCGAACATGGTCGCGGCTTGAAGTTGCTGGGCGATAGCCGAGATGTCGTCTGCTGTCTGGGTTCCTGCGCGTAGCTTCGGCTCTACGTCGCTGATGATCTTCATCAGGTGGTCGGTCTGCTGGATCGCGATGGTTTCCAGCGCATGGATTTTGGCTGCTGCGCCGCTCTCGCCAGTGATGTCGGCATGAGCTTTGATCGCGTCCGAGACGGTGATCCCAAACGTTGACTGGCGGTCGCGAACCGACTTCCACGTCTGAACCGCATCACCCGCTGCGTCATACATCGGCTTGAAAATGTCCGCCATGACGTTGGCCAGTTCTTCGAATTTGTCGGGGTCGCTGGCCAGCTTGTCGAAGTCGAAGAAGTCCTTGTTCCAATGGCTCGCGTCGTCGGCCACATCGACCGATTCACGTCCTAGCCAACGAACGAATAGTTCGACCTGATCGGGTTTCACGAACTGGCGTAGGCGATCCAGATGGCCCAACGCGGCCTTTGCGCGCTCGGGTGATCCGGCCAAGCCCCAATCGACACCGTTCCACGGGTCTTCAGGTTCAACCTTCGCCGATGATCCATCCGGTCCATCTGTCTTCGGTCCGTTTGTGGTTTCATCCACGCGCGGCCCTTTTGCACGAGGCTGTTCGACACGCGCCGGAAGGCTGATGTCCGAGGTCGGTCCTTGCTTGGTCGGCCTGAAGGTCCAGTCGTCCATGATCAGTGCAGGGACGTTGATCTTGTCAGCTACGTCTAGTTCGTCGCGGAAGGTCTGGTCGAGATTGATACGCTCGCCGTTGAGTTTGCTTTCGACACGAGCGCGGACGGCGCCGCGTCCTCTGAACAGTCCGCCGAGACCTTCCATCCCGCCTTGGAAGACGGCGCCAGCCCCAGCCGCCATCGCGGTCTGGCCGTAGTTGTAGCTGTCTTGGACGTAGCCAACGTCGGAGGATTGCGCGAGCGCATCCACGCCACCGGCGATCATGCCTTGCGTTCCGATACGCGCCCACAAGGACGATCCGCCCGATATGTAAGAGGTGGGATCAAGGGCGGCGGCGGACAGGGTGCCGAGGAGGGCCGCGCCACCGTGAACGGTTTTGCCGACGAGACCTTCGGCCTGATGCCACGGGTCTTCCTCTGACGCTTGAGCGAACGCCTGACGACGTTCGATCTCGTCAGCTTTGACCTTCGCTGTATCGGATTGAAGCCAATCTGTTCCGGCTACGCTGTCATAGAGACCGCTGAAACCGCCGGAGATTTCACCGAGGATGCGGGCAGGGTTGAGTTCGATCCGGCCACCATTTTTCTGGATGTGCTGGACTTGCTCTTCTTTCGTCATGCGTCCGAAGGCGGCTGCATCTTCACGGCCACGACGCCAGCCAGCGACCATCCAAGAGTTGTTGAAAGCCTCGCCAGCATCGTCCGCAAATCGTTCCCATGCGGTGCGTTTGTTGGTCGGTGAAGTGAGGGCGGTCGTGGCTGAAAGGCGGGCGCGGGTAGCCTCGGGACCGGTCCCATAATGGTGGGCCATCGCCCGTTCCATTTCGGCAGGAGGGGTGCCAGCAGGAAAGTTGAAGGTGGACCCATCGGGACCAGTCACTCTGATTGTCATTCAATCCTTTCGTTAGTCAGCGGCGACCATGCCGCGACCGGGAATGTAGTTGTAGGTTTGGGCGGTCGAGGCCGCTGTCTGTGTTTGGACGGCGGTTCCGGTCTGACCCGGTGCGCGCGAGTTGGATGCGCCAGCGGATGGTCCGCGAGACGGTCTGATGCGTGGCGTATATTCTGCGATCACCGCGTCTGCGGCGGTCATCGGGTTCTGCCCGCCTGCGACACGTCGCTCCCAATCGATCATAGCTTCGGCGCCCATGCGTCGAGCCTCGGGCGTAGCCAAGGCGCCTTCGCCGATCATTGAGCCAAGGGTTCCGCCCACATATCCGCGCGCGACGGTGGCGGCGCGTTTCTCTTCAGGTGGAATGGCGCGGTCAGCACGAGACCCGTTCGCTGCGCGGGTCTTAAGTTCCAGATAGGCGCGGGTTGCGGCGCGGCCAGTGCCGAACCGTCCAGCGGTATAATCGCGGTCGAGGGACGACATGATCGACCCATAGTTGGGTTCGGATACGGCGAAGCGGGCGGCGTAGCGCAACACGAGGTCATCGTCTGCATCACCTTCAAGCTGATCGTTCCGCATCGCCTTGAAAGCGTTCGTCATGGTCATGCCCTCGGATGGTTCAAGGACGCCGGTTCGGACGTTGGATTGGATGATTTCACTAACGTCTTCGCCACGGCTTGAGCGTTCCCACAGGTCGAGCGTCAGTTCGTCCTTGGCCTCAACACGGGCTTGTTCAGAGCGGCGGTCATTCTCCCCTTCGACCTGCGAAATCCAGTTCATCACGCGCATCTGTTGCGCTGAAGTCAGAACCGATGCGCCGGGTGCGCGCTGACGTGGAGCGGCCTCTGTCACTTGTTGCTCGGCTTCCGGCTGACCTGCGTCGGTCGCAGCGTCTCCGGTCGGTTGACCGATGATCGAGCGAGGGTCGATGCGCTTTCCGTTACGACGAGCGGTGAGGTGAAGGTGAGGGCCTGTGCTGTTGCCGGTGTTGCCGGTCGCAGCGAACTCGAACCCTTGGTCGATCTGCTGACCCTCTTCGACGTGGATGGTCGAGAGGTGCGCGTATCCAGTCGTAGTGCCATCGGCGTGTTCGATGATGACCGTGTTTCCGCCTCGTCCACGAGGACCGGCGAAGGTCACGCGGCCTGCGGCTGGAGCCACAACCGGCGTTCCCACCGGCGCAGCTATGTCCACCCCGCCGTGGTTGGTGGATGCGCCAGCGATAGGCGCACGACGCTCTCCCATACCGCTGGTGATGCGGTCCATCCTGATCGGAGCGATGTAGGTGGACGCTGACGAAGCCTTCGGTTCAGGCTCGCCGACAGAGGGCAGGGGAGAGCCGTCGATGGTTTCGGTCTGAAGCGTCACGGCGTTGGCTGAAGCTCGGAGGTCATCGATCTCCAACGCCACGTCTTCAGGACGACGAACATCGTCCAGAGCGTGAAGGACGCTGACATCGCCTGTTCGAAGCGCATACGCACCAATTGCGTTAACGACTTCATCTTGGACGACGACGCCATCCAGACCGGCTTGCTTAAGCCTTTCGACGGTGGCGAGGACATCTACGGATTCACCGCGCGCTAACGAGGCTTGAACCTCGCCGGTTGTCAGGTCGAGAAGTTCCCTGTCTGTCTTTGCCTTCAGCACGGAAGAGGCGCGGGTGTTGGTGGCGTGTGACCAACGCATCAGACGTTCGCCGACCTGACGTTTCACGTCGGGCTGTTCGAATAGGTCGCCCGTCTCTTCAATGAATTCCTTAGCGCGACCATTCATGTAGCCTTCGATGTCCTCGACGGTGGCGCCGTCTTGAATCATGCGGTCGAGTTCTTCGGTCGTTTCGGTCTCAAACTTGGTTTGGCGAGCGGAGGCCGTAACGCTGTAGTAGGCGCGCTGGTAGGCGACGGCTCCGGCCTGCGCTTCGTCCATCTCCATCCCTGCCGAGGCGTCGGCCATGCCGTCTGCATAGGCTTCTTCAGCCTTGACCCTACGGTCGGCTAGATCGTGCTGGAGGTATGCGTCGGTCGCCCCTTCCAGTTGACGAAAGAATTTGTTGATCGCGTCTGACTGCCCGCTGCCGCGATTGGCCGAGCGAAGGTCTGCGCGAACCTGAACGTCAGGAACACGATCCTCGCGACGTGTCGGCATGACCGCATCGCGGTTTTCGGTGATGCGGTCTTGTGCGCCACGACGCTGATTTTGTCTTGATAGATCGGCCATTACTGCGGTCCTTTCGCTGCGTTGGATCGCTGAATCTGCATGGACTTGCCGGAGTAATATCCCTGCGCGCCAGCGGTCGCGATGCGAAGACCCGCCCCCAGAACGGTGGGAGATTGAACCCGCGAATACATGCTGTTCGCTTCGGATGCTGCGGCGCGTTGCTGGCTTTCAGCGTTGAGTTTGGTGCGTTCTGTGGCGAGGCTGTTCTGCATAAGGCTGTCGTTCAACATCGCTTCGATGCTGCCACTGATATTTAGCCCAGACTGGCCAGCGGCGACCTTGATGCGGGCTTGCTCCTTGCGGGCTATGCGCTGGCGTTCGTTCAGTTCGGCAGTCTGCGCCGTGAGAATTTCTTGTTGCTGTTGGGCGAGTTGGTCGCTGATGGCCTTGTTCTGAATTTTGGCCGATTGGATTTCGCCGATGACCGAGGTCGCGGCTCCGGCCACGGCTATCGTGGTCAAGATGGTCACTGGATCACAGATGGCGTGGTCCCTCCTTTTTGCTGAATAGGTAGAAAGGACGGCGTTCGCGTCCGTGGGTTAGATCGACATCCTCGATCTCGAACCCGGCCCATAAGAGCCATTGAAGGCTGGCTGCGTTGCGGGCGTCGATGTGGTTCCAGACGCGCGGCCAGATGGTCAGCCAGATATCGACGGCAGGCTTGGTGGCCCTGATGAAGGCCAGCTTGGCGCGTGGATCATCAAGGCCCGTCGTCGCCATCATCCAGACGATGCCGTGACCCAAGCCGTCCGGTGCGGCGCCGAAGACGCAGAAGGGTTCATCGTTGTTCGTGATGACCCAAGCATCCTCCGACTGCATGACGGACATCATGAGGACGAGAACGGCGTCGGGATCGCCGATGGTCGGAAGCGGGTTGGTCGCCCTCATTTCGTCTCGGTCGGAAGGACGCAGGTCAGCCGCGATGACTTCCAGCCATGCGTGAGTCTGCTCTGCCGACACGTCGGCGAGGTTGTGGAATTTAATCATGATTTGTTTGGATGCCGCTGTTATCAGAGCGTGTCTGAAACGGAGGCGAAAATGAAGTTGATGGCTTGCGCCGTGATGGCGATGTCGCTGGCTGCTGGGGCGGCTCAAGCGGCTGATTGGCGGCTGGTCACGATCAATAATGGCGGGGCGTTTGGTATAGATTACAACTCGATCCGTCCTGAAGCGCGTGGAATTTCTGCTTGGATATTGACCGTCACCGCGAAGGTGAATGAAGAGGGCGTTTCATTCATGATGCTTCGCACTCATTTCGATTGCGAACGAGAGGAAACGGCTTTCTCTTCGATTGTAGATTATGCAGAAGACGGAACGAACTTAAGCTCATTGACTGGAGCAAAAGAATGGAAGCCGGTTATACCGGATAGTGTTGGGTATATGAACATGAGAGCCGCATGTTTTCGTGAAACATACGGAAATGAAGGTTGGGCAAGTGCTATCGATTTCGTTTCCGCATATAGAGCCGTGCAAGACTGACCGCCCGCAGGCGGTCAGCTTGTCCTTGAACGGTTGTGATACTGCGCTTCCCATTCTGCACTGACGAATGTCGAACCGACGTGGGTATCATTGCTGATGGTGATGCGGGCTGTCGTGTTCTGGCCGTAGACCTGAAAGCGGTAGGCCCCGCTGTGATAGGCAGGGACGTTCAGTTTCAGGCTCTCTGAACCGAGCGACTTACCCGTGAATTCAGCCAGCTTGGCCGGTAGGATTTCCTCAACGGTCGGGTTGAAACCGTGAGGCGCCACCTCCGTCTTGAAGTAGGCGGTTCCAGTGTAGTTGACCGTGAAAGTCCGTAGCTGGGTGCGGCCTGTGGTGATGGCCTCGCCTCGCTGTGTGCGGACATATTGGGTCGAGAACTCGAAGGCCAAACGGTAGCTTTCACCGACGATGACCGGCGCCCCATGTTCGTCACCCGGCACGGATACGACCGTTGCGGCTACCCATCTGTAGGTCTCTGGATCGATCAGCGTCTCTCGACGGTTCGCGAACCCGTCGCTTCTGACCATTTGAAAGCCAGCGCGAGCCGGAGCGTATGGAAGGACGAACTCAGTTCGGTCCTCGTCAGGCAGGTAGGTTCCCGTCACGACGGTGCGGCGATCCAGATGGATTTGATTTGTGGTCTGGGCCGGATGGGCTCCGGGTTGGAGATCGACGCGCTCAAGATACAGACCGTCATTGCGATCTATGACGAGGTAGAGAAAGCCTTTGAGGTAGGCTCCGCTGATGATCTTTGCGGCGCCGGGAAGCTCCCATTCGTGCCATGCCGACTGCGCCTTTTCATCCGCGCTCGTCCAGTAGAACTGATAGACGAAGACCTTGTTCGGCGCCCCATCGGAGAGAACGAAAAGGGCGGAAAGATCGTCTGCCGCAATGATCGCGCTAACGCCTCCATTGATGAAGCGAGGACAGTGGGCCGTCACATCGGCTGCGGTCGTGGCGTCGGAGCCTGACAGGCGCGTGTATTCTCGGATCATGGCGTAACCGTTGCGCTCGACCGCGAAGTAGATTTCGGAGCCGAGAGGCGCGAGGCCAGCCTTGGTGTTGACCGTGTAATTCGTAGTCGGTCTGATCGCCAACGACGCGGCTGTCACGCCAAGCTCGCCGTTCGTAAGAGTGAACTGCGTCTGGTCTGATGTGAGCAGGATGCCGTCGTTGTGCGTGGTGGCGTCGTAGAGTTTGGACACGCGGGTTGAGGTCGCGCCGATGTCGATGACATCGCTTTCCAGATAGTCGAGTTGCGACATGCGCCAGAAGTTGCCGAAGTCGCCGACTACGCTCATGGCGCAGTTCTCGTCATACAGAAACGCCAAGCGGTTCTGGTAGAAGAACACCTTGCGGATCGGTCGGCCTATGAAGCCGGGGTTCGGGTTGTTGTCGGTATCGCCGAGGCGTCGCGGCGCCCATGAGAACGGGGCGAAGGTGAATGACCCATCGGCTTCGCTGATCAGGGCGTGGGGCATGGTCCGGTAGTCGATGGCGTTGACCAATCCGGGCCTGACGGTTTCGTCCCAAACGCCTCCCGTTCTGCGGACATAATAGCTGACGAAGCCCGAGCTTTCATCGCCTTGGACACGATAGATCGCGCCTTCTGGAGCGGTCTCTGGAAGCTTGTCGAAACGTTGGACTGTGCCTGTCAGATAGCCTCCGCTCGGGTTGGGCGGATATTGGTAGTAGCCACCGGGACCATAAGGGACACCATTTGCGTCAAGGCCGATATTGCGTGAAAGCCAGATTTGATAGCTCTCGTCAGGCGATAGGTCGGCGCCCAGCCCAGACATCGCGCAGACGACGTTGCGGTTCACAATGAAGGTGTAGTCGGCGACGGTGAAGGTCGAAACGTCGGACGTGTAGTCGCCTATTCCGTTCAGATAGGTCCAGCCGCCCGGTGCGCTGACTGTGCGTTCATCGCCTGTGATCGTATCGAAGACGCGGATGCGACCGTCAGCGACGATGGCGACGAACTGTTCAGAGACATCACGGTTGATGATGTGGACGTGCGCGTTCGATGGAGACGCGCTCATGAGCCGTTTGATCAGTTCGGTCGGTGCGCGCTTCGAAAGACCCTCTGCGATGGAAGACCATCCGTTGGTCTGGCTCTCAAGCTGATCAGCCGAACGGACGAGGGCGGGTTGCTGCGAGACGCCTCCGAAGAGGGCAGGGAGGGATCGTGTAAGAAGGCTCATCGCACCCTCCCACGTCCATGACGGGCCAGCTTGGCGCGTAGTTCGGTGTTCGCGCTGAACAGGTTGAAGTCGGCGTTGGCGGATTCCTCACGCTGAAGGGCCAGCCATGCTCTCTGCTGTGCTTCTTGGTTGAAGCGGTCCGCTATCGGGTCGCCGATGGCATAGGCTTGGAAGCGACGAGACGCAGCAGCGACGGCGTAGGAACGGGCCGTCTCGGGCAGAGCGTCAAAGGTGAAGCTCCACTTGATACGAACCTTGACCGGCGTGGAGATTTCGAAGGTGTGGTTGGCGCGGTCGTAGAGATAGAAACCCGATATGGTCGGATGCTTTCGCATCGTCAGGTCTTGTCGTTTGTCCATCGGATCGATGGAGAGGGCGCCTAGCGGAGCGGCTATCCTGCCGTCGATGTCTGGAATGAGGACGTAATCGTCGTCGGTGTTGAACTTGAAGCCGTGCTGGCAAACCTCGCGAACGACCTTGTGAAGCTCGTCTAGGGCGAGGTTCTGATCCTGAAGCTGCGGGGTGATCGCATTGACCGGCAGTTGGCCGATGGCGATCAGCATGGAGTTGACGGCCTCAAGCTCTGTCATGGGCGCGGCCAGCGTCATGGCGCGTCTCCTTTCGAGCGAGGGAATGAAAAAATGGGCCGCCCTCCGAAGAGGACGACCCATCTGGTTGGTGCGTAGTGCGACCGGCTTAGGTGCTGGCCGGTGCGCCGGTGCGGATTTCGACAGCGTTCGAAGAACGGAAGGTGTCGGTGCCGCTCATCTGGCGAGCAAGGATCAGGGTGCCTTGCTTGCTGACCTGATCTTCGGTCTGAACCGACATCTCCTGCACCTCGCCGGTGGCAACGGCGTCAGGGGTCCAGACGGCTCCAACGGTGGTGTTCATGGCGATGCGGTAGCGCGAAGGAATGTCCATATTGGCGCGGTCATCGGCCCACGGACACAGGTTCGACTTGATGATCTGGACGCCATCGACAGTCGTGAGAGTGTGGTTGCGGATCGAAGCGTCGCCGCCGTTATAGTCGCGGTTCAGGTTCTTGTCCGAGCCTGCCATCAGATACCATTGCGCGTTCTTGAACAGCGCATAGACCGGCACTTGGTCAACGCGGACGAAGTTGTTGTCGAGCGTTTCCTTGGCCTTGCTGATCGCAGCGAAGAGCTTAGTCACGTCTGTATCGACGCCGGTTTGTTGAACGGGAGTCGAGACCGGTCCGCCCAGAAGGTCGTTGGTTCGAGCAGCCTTGATGACGGCGCGCATGACGTTCTGGTCGTATTGAACCGCCAGAGCTTCAGCCAGTTGGCGGGTGTATTCGCCACGCACATCGAAGTGGTTCAGAATCTCTTGGATGTCGCTGACGAACACGTCGGAGATAAGCTTGTCATCCGAGGACAGGATGATTTCGTCGTGGTCGATCTGCTTCCCGAGAATTTCAGTTCCCGGCGTGTGATAGGTCGCGGTAGCGCGTCCAACGCGAGGGAATCGTAGCGACTTGCCGTTCTCCAGTTTGAAGATGCGGTGTTTGTCGCGCATGACGGTTGCGCGTTCATATGCGGCTTGGATTTCGCCGCCGAAAATGTCCAGCAACAGGTCGATGTTGCCAGCGGCTCCACCGGCCTTAAAGCCGGGATTAGATGGGATTGAGTTAGCCATTAGGCTCCTTGATTGAGAGAGAGTTTTTGGCTCCCGTCGATCAATCGGAGTCCGCTGGCGGCGAGGTTGTGCGGTCGTGGACCGGCCTCATCGCAGCCGGAAAATCCGCTTTGAATTTTGGGAGAAAGGTTGGGCCGGGCTTTCACCGGCCACCCGCCCTTGGGCGGTCTGTTCGCGGGTGCGCTGCGAACTCTGCGGCCTCGCCGTCCGATCCCAAATGATCGGCGGGCGGGGTCTTATTGTGCCTGACAGGCCGGTTAGATCGTTCCGGCTTGTTTCGAGCGAGCGGCCTTCTCTGCGACCTCGCGCTGATATGCGCGGTCGTTCAGATAGCGGTCCGATTTCATAGCCGTGACCATTTCCGCTTTTGAACGGAACACGTCACCGGCTGCGGCGCCCGCCTCGGCTTGAATGAACGAGCCTTCGGTCGGGGTGGCCGATTTGTATTTCGCCATCAGCCATTCGACGCCTTGCGTGGCGGTCGTCTGGTTTGAGACGAGGGTGTTGTAGCTGTCGATCTCTTCGTCCGAGAGGTTCTGGCTGGCCCAATGGGTGGCAGCGTTGAACGCCTCTTCGCCGCCAGCGACGGTGTAGGCTTTGCTGAAGCTCTCACGAGACAGGGCTTCCAGACCGGCGAGGTAGTTGGCGATGATGTTCGCTGGAACGCCCAGCTTCACGATCTCTGCGATGGCTTCTTCAGGCGGCTGGCCCTTGGTCTCGTCGTAGACGTTCGCAAAGGTTTCGAACGCCGTGGTGAGCGGGTTGGCCTGTTCGCCGTCCTGAGCTTCGCCTTCAGCCTTTTCGATCTTCAAGCTATCGGCCTTTGGAGCATCCTCTTCAGGCTTGGGCGCACGAAGTTTAGCTTCCAACTCCGCGTAGGATTTCGCCAGATCGTCTGCGCGAACCGTGCCGGTCTCCGCATCCCAGAACTTATCTGGAACGTGAGCGGGACGTTCGGCCTTGGCGGATGTCTCCGGCGCCGTCAGCGAGTCTTTGTAGGTCGAGGGGTCTGCGCCCTCTGGAAAGGCTGTGGCGGGGAGAGACGAATAGTCTGGTGCGGCCTCATTGGCCTCTGTCTGTGTAGTCATTCAGTTCCTTGATCGGGGTTGTCGGATGCGGCCTTCATCGCGGCGTCCATGAAGCCGGGGGCTGCGGCCTGTGTGGCTTGCGCCATCATCGCTTGCTGTTGCTCTTCGGCCTTCTGTTCGTCGGATTTCAGGAGATCGCCGAGGCCGAGAACACCATGCTCGACGCCAAGACGTGTGAGCAGGGCCGAGACGTTGAAATTCTCAACGACGGCAGGGTTCGAAAGCATGGCCGAGGCGTCGCCAATGAAGGTTCGAAGACGGTTCACCTCGGCGGCGCGACCAAGCGCGGCCAGTCCGGTGATGACCTTCGGCTTGATGCCTGCGGGGATCGGCGGGATCAGGTTTCGGCGTTCAGCGATGTAGAGATATCGGCTGGCGATTGGCTCTTGTAGCTCAGAGGCCAGCACGGAGAAGGTGCCGCCGAGGACGGTTTCAAGTTCCTCGGATTGAGCGCGTATCTCTTCGGCGGTGACACGTTCGGCCTGTCTGAACGACTGGATCAGGAAGGCGCGAGAGACACGATCCTCTATGCGTTCTGCGACCGCCGACATGACGCCGAAGTCTTGCGACTTGTTCAGTGCGAGGGACGAAACATCAGCCTCGCGACCGTAGAGATAGTCGCCGCTTTCAGCCGCCGCGAGTTCGGCCACATCCAGCGTCGAGTTGGGATCGACAAGGTTGATGATGCGAGAAGCGACCGCTGCGAACTGGACGATGGAGCGGTTCAGGTCTTCCAGCGACAGGAGGTCGCCGAGGTATTCTGTGATCAGGCTTCGGCCATAGTCGGAGCCGGGGACTGCAAGCCATCGTGGGGCGAGCCATCCTGATCTGTTGGCAGGGGAGGTGCCTTTGGTGGACTCAATGACCTTGCCATCGATCTCCTGATGCTCCTCCACGGTGTCGCCGCTGCGGGTGACGACCGTGTAGATGTCGATCTGCTGTTCGGATTTGTCCGTGTCGATCTTGATGCCGAGTTGGCTGCGAACCGCTTCCGGCAGGGTCGAAGGATAGACCTTCTCTTGAATGATGATCTCGACCCAATCGCCCTCGGCGTTGCGCTTCAACACAAACTGATCGAGGCGATAGAGTTTTGGAGCGCGGTCCAGCGGGAAATGGATGACGATGTTTCCGGCCACGATCAGGTGGCGCATCGCCTCGGCCATCGCTGGGCGAACCCGTAGGTCTTCCATGAGCGAGGCGGTGGATTCAGAGACCTGCGAAAGTAGGGAATCCGTCTTGGCCTTGTCCGCTTCAACGCTGGCTGCGGCGAAGGCGTCCAGTTCCAGTCGAAAGAAGGGGACGCTGGTCGGGAACAGGGTCGATAGAAGACGCGAACCCAGAGTGCGGACGCCGTGGGCGCCGACTGATTGATAGGGTTGGACGGGAGTGAAGTGTTCGTTCTGGCCCGGTTGTGGGATCAGGCCGGGGATGGTCAGGCGCGAGGCTTCACGCGCCTTGTCCAGAACGGAAGAGCGGGCGGCAGACATCGCGCTGAAGCGCGATGCTGCGTTCTTCATGCGTTATTTTTGAGCTTTCTGAATGGTTGAACGACCCCAGATTCCGATGACGCCGGGGAGGTAGGACGCCTTGGCGGCGCGTTCGTATTCCTGATCGGATAGGTTGCCCTGACCGGGATACTTGGTCCCGCCGCCGCCTGTATTCGGCACATGAACAGGTGGGGTCGGCGATCTCGGAGGCGTGGTGGTCGAAGAGGTCTGATCACGACGGATGGTCAACGATCTCACGGCGCCAGAGCGAGCGCGTAGGATCGGATCAAGGCCGTCCAAATATGGATTGCGAAGGATCGCCGCTTCTTTTTCAGGTGGGGGCGCGGCCACCTTTGGCTTTTTCACGAGGCACATTTCTAACCCTCCTGTGATCGCTGAAGGGATCGTTCGAACTCGCGTCGTATGAAGCGCACCATGTCGCGGCGTCCCGCCTCGAACATGACTTTCTCAAGCGTGTCGGTCGGGGTCGGCGCCAGTTCAGGACATGCGCGGTCTAGCCAGTCCAGCAGGTCGGGAATGTTGATCGGGAAGGTATCTCGGCTCCCGTGGCCGGTGGGTTTCAGACGGGACATCACGCCTCCTTCCAGAGGACGTTGATCATGCCCGTTATTCCTGCGCCGAGCGCGAAGCCTGCCTCCAGATATTGAGGCTCAACCACGATGCCACAGGCGGTCAGGATGGCGACGATTCCGACGTAGGTCGTGCGCTCGCCGAGACGCTGAAGGACGAAGCGATAGAGTGCGTTGAGGTTCATAGCTTACGCCTTTCAATTAAATGGTGTTAGCGCGGTGTTTGCGCTAATATATATAATGCTTAAATGTGAGGGCCGCTGGGCGGCGAGAATAGAAGAACTGCTGGCGGATAGTGCAGCGGTAGATGCGACGGTCTGCAAGCGCGTAGCAAAAAGAACGCCTGTAAAATCAGTAGAGATTGTAAACGCGTCATGCGGCAACTGCGGTGCAGATTTCATCAAGAACTCAAATGCACATCGCTATTGCACGCCTGACTGCGCGGCGAAACAGAGGGCTGCTGGACGGGCTAGATCGGGCCGGTCACGTCCTCGTTAGCCCACAATCTGAAGAACACGGCTTCAGCGTGATCGGTGATCGATACGAAACAGCAGCCAGTCGCAGTCGGTTGTGAGTTCACTAGATAAAGATCGGTGGCCGTGTGCTGGATGTCATTGCGATCCAGCCAGTCGGTAGCCCGTTCTGACTGATCGAGTGGGACGATGAAATGATGACCGTCCGATTGGACTATGGACAAGAACGACAGCAGGGCAGGGATATTCACGTCCATTATGTGCGGCGAAGCTCGCCTTCGGCATAGGCCCTGATGGCTTGAACGTGGACAGTGTGAGGGCCTTCGGCTGGGCGCATGATCCGCACCGCTCGCTCAATCTCTTCGTGTGGGTTCAAGCCGATGGCTTCGGCGATCACACAGGCGACGAGAAACTGAGCGCGGACCTGATCAGAAGGGTTCAGGTCTTGGATACGAGACAGAAGCGTAAAGGCCGGTTCGCGAAGAACGGCGACCGTGGATTCAGTGCGAACGCGATCTGCAATGCTGGGAAAAGGATTCATCGGAATTTTTATGGTTCTTATTCAATAGGTGGCACTAGGCGAATGTTGCGCTAACGCATGTATCATCCGAACAGATAGTCGCTGGATGATATGCGCTCGATGTCGAACGCCCCTTGAGCCGGTGGCGGGGGGAGGGTTGCTGCAATATCGGGTGGAAGCTGGGCGGCGACTTCAGCATGGAAAGCGGTCAGCCAGTCGGTGCGATATAGCTCTACGAATGTCTCTCGCAGGATGCGGTGGAGGTCGTATGCACGAGCCGCGTGAACCCCGAAGCTGTCGTGAATGACGGACAAAGATCGGATGGCCGCGTCATGACAACGATTGGCGACGGCCATCAGATGGCTGGCGTCCATAGAGTGAATGAAGTTCGGACTGATGCCGTTGGCCTGACGCTTTGCATCCAGCTTCTTTGTATCGTTTCGAACCTGAAGGCGAAGGCGTCGGCCCTTGTAGACGACGTTCACCAGACCGGCCTTGCGGCTGTAGTAGGATTGAAGGACAGGCAGTCCGACCGGCGTCGTCCAGACCAGAGGCAGGCCAGCGCGGGTGACGATCTTGGCAATGGCGCGAAGCCATTCCATCGCTTCAGACGCGGCGCGAACGGTATCCTTCAGGCCGTCCCACATCTCCTGCGATAGGTAGAGGGATGCGGCGTAGTTATCGCCCGCGATATGAGGTTCACCCGATCCATCAAGCTCGCGAAGCGTCTGATAGATCATGTCGTGAAAGCCGTAGCGGGTCGCGCTGTAGACGTAGGTCATGACCGGACGCTTTGCGATTTTGCGTGTGACCTTGCCGCGCCATAAGGCGGCTATGGGATCGCTGGATGCTTCGACCCTCGCCTGAACGAGACGAGCAACTTCAGCGTAGATGTCGGCAGGCTGGGATGATGGTTCGAGGTTCACCGCCTTGGCGCCAACAGGGTCGCGGAGCATGGCCGAGAAGTGCTGGAGGCCCGAATTCGAACCGTCGAGAGCGACCGGCAGGTGTGAGATGAAATCTTCGCCTTCGTGGACGTAGCCCGCCCATTCCATGCAGGCAGCGAGGGCCATGAACGGGCTGTCCGCCGTGGCCCAGAACCTTTGCCCGTCGAGCGGATCGGCTGCGCTGTCGAGGATCAAAGCTTCATTGTCGAAGACCCATGCGACACGCTCTTCGAAGCTGATCTTGTCGTGGCCGAAGAGGTTGGCGATGTGGATGGCCAGCCATCGCGCCCCGGCGTGGGTGATCGGATGGCCTTCAGCGAAGGTCAGCAACGACTTGGCGACATCATCGCCCTGCGGGTGCGGACCGCCGGTCGAGAGAGGATAGACGCGGCCTCGGAAATCGAGGCTGTGCGGGAAGTAGATGGCCTCTTCGTCTGCGAATTTTTGCGCGACCCAGAGACGCTGACTGATCGCGAGACGCTGACTGACCGACTGATGATTGCGGTTATGGATGTCCGCTGCTTCGCGTTTCCAGCGAGCCTTGGCCTCTTCGTTGATCGCGAAATCATGAGGGCGGAGAGGAAGTGGATCGGGGTTGCGGGCAGGGAGGTCGCCGAGGACGCCGCCGCCGTCCCATATCTCTCGCATGACCGCGAGGATGTTGGTGTTGATCCGCCAAGCTGACTCTTGGATCGCGTTCACCGCGTCGTAGACGGCGGGCATGTGATGATCGCGAAGGTCTTGGTGATAGGCGCGGCTTGCCTGTTTCACGAGGCGTGTGCCGGGTGTCTTGGTAACGTAGCCGCCTTTGAAAGGGCTGCTCCACCGACGTGGCGGGATGATCATTGGTAGATTGATCGGCTCAAGCAGTTCGCAGCGCGCGTGTTGCTGCTCCAGCCAGCGGTGAACCGCCTCGGTGGGGCGGACGCTACGGCTGTTTCGACCATCGCTTTCAATGACGAACAGACCCGTGGATTCACAGAATAGCTCGATGGCTTTGACGCCGGTGCGGATACGGGTGGCCAGCGGGTATTCCTGATCCACGCCATGTTCTTCGAACACGGATTGAATCTTCGCCTTCATTTTTCTGGAGCGGACGCCGGTCGCCTGAGCGCGGAGAACGCCCTTGAACACGTCGTTGCGTGAGGCGCGCAGGTTGAGCATTTGAATGTGTTCGATGATCGCGTCCGCAACAGCGATGGCCGTGGCCGTCAGCTTCTTGCGCTCGGTCGATGCGGATAGAACGACACGGCCAGTCAGATAGGCCGCTTCATCGGCGCCGATCTGCGACAGCAGCAGGGCCGCCTCTGGCGTTCGCGCGCCGCCGCCTCGATGCACTATGTCGCAGAAGCTACGAATGGCTTCTGCGGTGGGCTGGACGGCCAAGCGTAGAAGCTGGCGACCGGGCGGTAGCTCTGCCTCTTCGTCAGCGGATGATGGTTCGTTGCGCCACGGTAGCGGGCGACGTGCGCGGTAGCGGCTGGCGCCTAACGCGCGGCTCTCATCTTCCAGCGCGATTTGACGCGCCAGCTTTTGTCTAAATGTCTCTCTGTCCACCTTCTATTTAGCTGGACAGCGGCTAGGTTAAGCGCGGACAGATTGATCGCGATGACCCAGAAGGACTGATTTTGGAAAATCAAATCGAAACCGACTACGTGGGCATGACGGCTGATATTGTGTCGGCCTATGTCTCTTCAAACCACATCGATGCCGATACCATCGCCGGGTTGATCAAGTCGGTTCATGCTTCGCTCGTGGGCTTGTCGTCCGCCGAACCGGGCGAAGTTGAAGAGACTTTCGAGAAGGCGAATCCCGCTCAAATCCGCAGGTCGATTACGCCTGATTTCCTGATCAGCTTTGAAGACGGTCGCAAATACAAATCGATGAAGCGGTCACTGTCTTTGCGTGGCCTGACGCCGGAAGCGTATCGTGAAAAGTGGGGTCTGCCTGCGGACTATCCGATGGTCTCGCCGAACTATGCGGCGGCTAGATCGGCGTTGGCGAAGGCGTCGGGTCTCGGACAGAGGGGGCGCAAACCGGCCCAGCGCGGACGGTCCGCCAAAGTTACCCGGCTGTGA